CTTTTTTTTCGCATGGTATACTTAATTCATAACTTAAGGGAGGAATTAAACAATGATAACTAAAGAAAATTACGAAAACGTATTACAAAAATTAAACGAAAGATTTGACAAATTAAAAGCTGAAATGATTGAAGCATACGAGAAAGGAGATAACGAAAAAGGACATAGATTAAACGACAGACTAGAAAGCATCTTAGATGTGATTTTACTAACTGAAATGGTATTAGATACTTTTAAATAAAATCAGAAAAGGGGTTGACAAGTTCAGCCCCAACTGATATACTTATTTCATAAGATAAATGGAGGAAAACAAAATGATGAAAAAACTAAACAACCTATCATATTTAGATGGGGTAGACATTTACAAATATCTTACCAAGACACACGGTAAGAAAAACGTAGAGCGCAAATTACGCAAACATACAACTGACATTTACTTATTTGGGAAATACTTTGACACATATGATAACGAAGGTGAACCTAGAGGTTACAAATTAGTAGCAGTAAATTAAAGGGAGGATATGAGATGGACTTTCAAATTGGAACAGTAAAGAAAACGCAAGGACAAGTAAAGAAACACGCTTCACAGTTTACACACAAGGAAGAAGAACAAGTATATAAAGCTAGAGAGCGTGTAAAAGATTTATGGTTAAAGCGTGGTATCAAGATTGGTTTTCACTTACAAGATAAAATCAGAAATGGTGAAACTAAATTTTCATATGAAATGACAATGAAAACCATGTTGAGTAGTACAATCGTAGAGTATAACGAAACAGGCGCAGACAAGCGTATTTTACTACGTTCACACTATTCAAAAAACAAAGAAGTACAGTGTATTGTTGTGTCACTATTAAGTGGTAAAGTAATTACAAGCTACCTAAACAAAGTAGATGACGTTCACAAGACACTTGACCCAAGGCGATATGACAAAAATTTGAAAATTAATTTACCAAAACACTTGACAAAATAAAAAGAATCATTTATACTAACTATATAATCAATTAGGAGGAATAAGTAAATGAAACATAAAGGATTAATTATTGGATTGGCAGTAGGATTAAGTTTTTCAGCAAGTACAGCAATGTTAACAAATAATTTAAACAAACAGAAATTAGAAGAAGCTAAAAATGAAATAGGTTTATATAAAGGTTTGAATGACCAGCAACAAGATATTATTTTGAAATATAAGCAAGTTTCAGGAATTGAAGTATCAAGTATCACAAAAACACTACACAATGAACAATTAATTATTGAATTAGAAAAACGAATTAACGACTTGGAGGAAAAATAAAATGAATGAAAATTTAGAAATTTCAGTAGCATTATTGGTGGCATTTGTAGTAGGTATCTTTACAATCGTATTCACAGGTTCAAGTGATGCTGCATTAGTAGCATGGTTAGTATCATTTGGACTAACATTTTTAGCAACTCAAACACAAGTTAAGGAGGATAACTAAAATGAATTTATTACAAGCATATGAAGTGGTAGACAGTCATTTTTTAGTAGTGAAAGAATCAAATGGTATGACTGCATTAGTAATTGACACAACAAGTGACAAGTCAGTAGCACGATTATTTAATAAGTATAATGAGTTGACAAAGGTATTAAATATCAGTTACAATGAATCATGGGGCGGAATTGAATTAGTAATTGGAGAGGAAGAATAATAATGACAAACTTAGAGCTTATTGAAAAATTAGACAAAGACACGTACAACATGACACAGAACTTTTTGGAAAAAGGTGTAACACAACATGAAATTGATTTATATGTTACAAAAGGTGTTACAATGTATCTAATGCTATTGAAAGAATATGGAGAAAACATTGACAAACACATTGAAAATGGTAAAAATACAATGGAGCGATTAGAAATTACAGGAGGTACTTTATAATGAAAACAGAACGTATTATTGCAATTGACAATATTTTGAATGAACTGGAAAATGATTTCAGAAGTAAAGGTGTTTCACAAGATGACATAGAAAAGTATGCAACATACACTGTATTAGCAATGTTAGGTGTATTTTCTCAAAATAATATTGATGTAGAAAAAGCAATTGACCTATTAACAAATATGTTACAAGGCAATAAAAAAGGTGGTTCAGTACGTGAAACAAGAAGCTAAATTCAGTAGAAAAGTTGTAGATTATTTGGAAGCTAAAGGAGCAGTAGTAAACGTCAATACGGCAACCATATATGACCGTGTTGGACGTGCAGACGTTGAAGCGTGCTACTTAGGTTATTATATTGCTTTAGAATTGAAAACAGGAAACTACCAGCCAGACCCATTGCAAATCACATATTTACAACAAGTTAGATGTGCTGGTGGATATGGTTTACTATTAAGAGATACGCTTGATGATTTAGAGGACCTATTACTACACTTAGACCAGATGGATAATGGTGTGGAATATCCATACACATATGAACAACCGATTCTGCCAGAAATAAATTATGACGAATTGGAGATTGACTATGATTGAAGAATGGAAAGATATTAAAGGTTATGAGGGTTTATATCAGGTTAGTAATTTAGGTAATGTTTACTCAAATATAACTAAAAAGAAACTAAAAGCAAGAATTAAAAGATATTCATACTTAGGTGTTGTACTATACAATAATGAAGTAGCAAAACACTACACAATACACCGCCTAGTAGCGGAAGCATTTATACCAAACCCAGAAAACAAACCACAGGTAAACCATATTGATGAAGATAAAACAAACAACATGGTTTCTAATCTTGAATGGTGTACAGCTAAAGAGAATGCAAATCATGGTACACGTAATAAAAGAATGAGTCATAGAGTAAAAGCTATAGATATTGCAACAGGCGAATACAATATCTATAACTCAATACGAGAATGCGGGAGAAAATTAAACATAAGTAGCGGAAATATCAGTAAGCAATTAAATAGAAAAATTAAACATGTTGGAGGTTATATATTTGAGTATTCCAAATAAAATAGGTAAGATTACTTTATTACCAAATCAAATTGAATCAATTGAGAACTGGAAAGAAAAACCTTTTGATTTATCAGATGCAGGTGTTGGTAAAACCTATAGCGCATTAGGTGCCTACCTGCAATCTGGGTGCAGTAAGTTATTAGTTATATGCTTAGCACCAAAAGTCAGTGACTTTGCAGAAGATGGAGCTTTGATGGATATTGATATTACTCCATTAAACAGAGGAACAAAGAAAAACAAAGAACTGTTAGCTGAATCAGATAAAGTTGCAATCAGTTTTGAAAGTGTTTGGCGTATCACTGAATTAATGAAGTGGGTTGACAAAGACACCTTTATAATTATTGATGAAGGACACAAGGTAGGAGTAGTAAGCTCTAAGGTTACCAAGTTTGTAATGAAGTTGACAAATAAAACCATGTATGTTAGAATACTAACAGCAACACCTGTTAGCAATGGAAAACTTGAAAATTATTATCCATTGTTATATATGCTCAATGTATTCCGCAAACCTAAAAAAGAATTTGAAGAACTATTTGTTATTAAGCAAATGCGCCAAATGGGTTCGCTTAGGTTCATGCAAATTGTTGGGTATCAGAACGAGCATTTATTAAATGATATGATAAATAGCGTTGCGGTGCGTTTTACACGTGATAAAGACTATTTCCCAGCAGATTATGTGTATAAGACTAAAAAGCCAGCTATGTATGCTAAATTGAAAAAGAACCGCATGTACAAAGCAGATAACGGCGAAGTGATTGAATTAGATAATAGTAGTAAACTATTTAACGCAATGCGCTGTGTGTCACATGGTTTCTTATTAGGAATCAATAAACAGGTAAGTAAAGAACCATTTGAACGACTGAACCAGATTCTTGAAACACACAATGACGAACGAATAGTTATATTTTATAATTACAATGTAGAACTTGAAATGTTGAAACAAGTATTAGACAAGTTAAAACGTCCATATAGCCAATATAATGGCGCTAGCAAAGACTTAAAAGCGTTTAAAGGTAAAGACAACGGTGTTGTGTTAGCACACTACAAATCAGCTTCTACAGGTATTAATGACTTTGTTATTGCGAATGTGACAATTTACAATTCAATGCCTTTAGAATCAATTAACTATGAACAATCAAAAGCACGCACAGACCGCTATGGTCAAACGAAGAAACCACTTTATTATCACATTGTACCTGAAACACCAACGGAGAAAAAGATTTTTGAAACAGTCACAAACGGAAAAGACTTTACTAATGAAGATATTGAAAACATTTTAAAATAAGTATTGACAACTACTATATCCTATGATATAGTAGGTACATAAGATAAGAGGAGGATAAATAATGGAAGTATTAAGACTTAGAAAAAACGGTAAAGCACCATATAAAGAAGGTGCTTTCAATGGTGAAGATAAAGCAGAAGTGAAGAAGTGGGTTGCAGAAGGTGGCAACTATGGTATCTTAACAGGTAAGATTTCAGGTATTGCAGTGATTGATATTGACACTCATAATGGCGTTAGTGGTGCTGATAACCTCAAAGAGTTTTGCGAAAAGTATGATATTGAATTACCAGACACTAAAACAGTTATGACACCAAGCGGTGGGCTTCACATGTATTACAAGCTACCTGAAAAATATAATGATGTACAATTCATTCAAAACCACAAGGAACTTGAAGGTGTTGACTTCCAAACACATGGACGGTACATTGTTGGGTGGGGCTCTAAATTAATGCAATACGAACATGTGAAGAACTCATTAGCACCAGCACCAAGCAACGCAATAAATGTAAAGGTAAAAGAAGTAACAGAACCACACACTGGCAACACTATGACGGCTACTACTTATGATGTACCAACTGGAAAAACGGTAAAATATGAAGTAATTGACAATTCACCAATTGCAGACCTACCTCCAAAATGGTTTGACATTTTCACAGATAAAACCATTCAAAAGCAAAACAAAAAACGTGAACGCAAATGGACTGCAAACCTATTAGGTGACATTATCGCTGGTAGTGATGAAGGAGGACGAAACAACTGGATAACGCAAATGATTGGTAAGTTATTTGCTACTGGCTTAGAACATGAAGAAGTGTGGGTATGGTCACAATATGTAAACCAAATTGGGTGCAACCCACCACTTGACGGAACAGAGTTGAAACGCACCTATGAATCAGTTAAAAAACGAGAAGAACGGAGAATGGCAGAATGAGTAATGCAATGCACATGTTTAGAAAACAATTTCCAAATGGGTGGTTAGTTGATGTGCAACACGACCCAGATGGTTTCAACGACCGTTACAGTACAGATTATCCGTATTCAGTAATGGTACAAAATGTAGAAACTGGCTTTGCTAGTTTTGAAAACATTGAAACTGCAGAAGAAGTATTTAAAATTATAGCAGACACCAAAAAATGGTAAACAAAAAAAGCCAACTCATACGAGTTGACCTAAGATAGTTGAAGGTGGGAGGAATCACCTTTGCTATAAATATATTATATCATAAAATTAAAGTTTTGTGTTGACAAATAAACGTCAATATGATACAATAATACTTATAAAACATTAGGAGGAATTTAAATGAAATTACATGATGGAATGTTAGTAAAACGCAAAGATAATGGTGAAAAAGGTGTAGCACATAAAATGGAAGGTAAAATGTGGAAAGTAAAATATCATGATGGAACACACACATATACGACAGAAAGTGCTTTTAAAAACCACTTTGTTATTCCTGAATTAGAAATTGAATTTGAAGATGATTCAAAATGCGATGGTGTTGAACCTGAAAGAGGACTGATTGACAATCAAAAACATTACACAAACAATGGTATCCAACCTATTCAAATCATGAAAGCTAACATGACAAAAGAGAAATACCGTGGTTTCTTAGAAGGAAACATTCTAAAATATCCATTGCGTTATGAGGATAAAAACGGATTAGAGGACCTTAAAAAAGCAAAAACATACCTAACTTGGCTGATTGAAGATATTGAAGAAAGAGGGTTGTAATATGGAAAAAGTAAGGGTGTTTAATAGACCAATTGGAAATTATAAAACCATTCATTTAGAATGTAATAAAAACGACCTAGATTATTTAGAAGTAACAAAATACCCAGATGGTGATATTATGGTTAGTATAGATACAACTATTCCAGAAGATAGCATTGTATTAAATATTGAACAACTAGAAAAGTTATTGGAGGAACTTAAATGATTGAAAAATTTGAACCATTGTTTGAACCGTATGACAGATACGCAGTTTCAAACATGGGATATGTAATAGACCGTGACACAGGTTTAACGGTCTGGAACTCATATGAGGATAACGGCAAACCATACGTAGTCTTAGAAGGCTCACACAATAAGACACGTAAGTTTTTTATTGCTAACTTAGTAGCTGAATCATTTGTATTAAATAAAGACAATCTAGGCTATCTGTATTACAAAGATGGTGATGTTAACAATACACATTGCAACAACCTTGGGTGGGCTATTAACCCACAAGAAGGCAAACAACGTGTTGCACGTCCACTGCGTAAAAAAGTAGAGGATAAACGTCATAAATTAATTATTGAAATTAATAAATGTATTGACAAAGATAAATGGGATACTGCTAAACGACTTGGCAAAGAGTTATGGGAATTAGAAGGCAACCCATGGTCTGAACGCAATACACCATCTCAATATTAGGAGGTAGCAAATGTCATTCAAATGGAACGTACATTACACAGGCAGTAAAGGAAATGCAGTATCAATTTTTAATAACAATTTAGGTATCTTAGTAGATTTTGGTAAACCATATAAATATATTGAGCCATTCTTATATGATGTTCATTTCTTAATTGTAACTCATAGACATGGTGACCATTTTAAGCCAGCTGTTTATAAGAAGATTCGTGAAAACTTTCCAAACATTAAAATTTTAGCTAATGAAGAAGTAAGCAACTTAATGTTTGAAAAAGCAAAAATTCCAGCAGATGTTGTCTTTAGTGATAACTTTCAATTTCAAATTGGCACAATGAAATTCACAACTATTCAGAACTATCATGGTGCTGGTGAAGAACTGGTTGACTGTCATGGCTTCATTATTGAAGATACAGAAACACAAGAGGTATTATTATATGCAACTGATTTAAGCACTACAATAGACTATCAGGAATATTTAGATAAAAACGCTTTACAAGTAGACTACTTTTTGTTAGAATCTAACTATGACCCACAAGTAATTGAATTTTATGAATCAACGAAAGCACACACTGGTTTTGATATTTTTAGCAACGGTTCATATCGTCACTTAGCTTCAACTGAACATAAAGAATTTACAGAAAAGTATTGCAAACCAAATTCAATTGTGGTACCATTGCACCAAAGCGAAACATATTCAACTTTTGAAGGACTAATAAAACGTACTAAAAAAGATGAAAATAAAATCACAATGGAGGACGTGGAAGCATGGAAAAAAAGCAAGAACAAATGAGTTATAAAATGTTACTGATGTTAGATTATGGGTATACTGTAAATGACCTACTAAACACATTAGAGGAACTAAGAGACCTAATTAAAATGGGGTTCACATTTAACGAGATTTTCAAAGTTAAGTGGCTACGATTGAAAGCGGAGGACGAACGCAATGGAATTTGAAATTGCAATTAAAACCAATGGTGTTCAGTCAATTGAATTTGCAGACTATGAAAAAATACTAAATGACGCACAGAAGTTGGCTGATAAAATGAAAGAGCAAGAAGTTACAGCAGAAACAATCAAAGAGAATAAAAAACTAGTAGCTACAATCAATAAACGAATTAGAGAGCTAGACACACAACGTAAACTAGTGAAAAGTGAAATCATGACACCTTATGACGAATTAAACGAAAAGATTCAGACTTTAAAGGACGTACTAAAGGAAGGTATAGAACATGTCAATGTACAAATTAAAACGTTCAACGAGCAAGAACAAAAAGAACGTACATTACAGATTGAAGAACTTTTCAATAAGTACCAAGCTTCATATAATGCGCCACAATGGCTATCTTTTGATAAGTTCATTGCAAAAAATAGAAGTTTAGTAACTAATAAAGCAACCTCACAAAAGACAATCACACAAGCGGTTGTAATGTATTTTGAACTGTTTAAACAGGACTATTCAGACTTGAAAGAACAGGTAACAGATAAAGATGACCGCATGGCAATACTTATTGCATATTCAAGAAATGGTTTCAATATGAATGAAGCTATTGAAGAGTTCAAAGAAATGAAGTCAGAACGTGAACGACTTGAAAAGGAACAACAACGAGTAAGAGAAACGAAAGTTCCTGATATTGTAATTTTGACAGGAAACGAAGATAAAGTTGTTGACAAACCAGTTGAAGTGAGTTATACTAATATTAAGGTTAAGACATCAGACTTAGCCAAACTAAAACAATTAGGTATTGAATGGGAGGAAATTTAAATGGGTTTATTTGATTGGAAATTACATGACCTAAATGGCAAGCATGATGTAGACTTAGTAGTTGGTGTAACGTGTGGTGGTCAACAACTATGGATTGACCATGTAGGTTATTCATTTCATGAGTTCAACATGGTTTCAAATGATGATGAAACCATTATAAAAGGAAGTGTGTATGAAGATGGTGGATTGGAACTAGTAAACGTATTTCTAAATTGTAAAAAGAAATATATTTTATTTGGAAAATAAGGTACACAAGTTAGGGAAAGTATGTTATACTATTTAAGTAGTAAAAAATAAAAACAAATTATTGGAGGAATTTTATTATGTCAGAAAAAACAAAATTAGTTATCGTGAGTGTAGAAGATTCAGAAATTTCAACTAAATTACAAGTTGCAAAATTAGACTATTCAGAAATGTATGACGCAGTAGCGTACAAACAACAATACAACAAAGACACAGAAGAATGGGAAGATTCAAAAGAAGCAACTAAAAAATATAAAGAAGCATTAGAAGTTGCTGGTGGCTCATTTGAAGAAGATAACGAAATTGAATTATTTGTTGATGAACAATCAGGCAAAGCATACTTTACAGAAGGTTCTGGCTTTATCAAAATTGAGAAACCACTAGTTAGCTTAAAACGTATTAAGAAAGCACCAATTGTTGCAATTCAAGATTCACCTAAATGTCGTTCAGTAGTAATTGAACATAAAGGTAAGCACTACGCATTTAACTTTAATACAGGTGTATGGTTAGAAAAGAAAAAACAATTCATTCCAAACAAAGCAAAAATTGCAAAAGCAAAAGTACGCTTCAATGAAGTGTTTGAAGATGTTGGTGTGGATTGGGACAACGCAAAAGAAAAAGCAATTGGACTGGTTGTTGACGTAACAGTTAACAAAAACCAATTAGACACAACAAGCAACGTTGGCTGGTTAGAAGCTTTACCGCTTGACCCAGAGGACCAACCAGAACAAAAACCAGTGGTTGAAGGACATTCAATTGATATTAGTGACGATGATTTGCCATTCTAAAAATAAACAAACAAAACCCTTGACTTATGTTAGGGGTTTTGTTATTATATACATATAGGAGGGAATGACAATGAAAAACACATTTAATGTAGGACAATATGTAGAACTTAAAAATGACAATCACAATGGTATTGGTAACAAAGGTGATAAAGTATATATCTTGGCAAAGGTATTTAAGCCTATTGATGGTGTAGAACTTATCTGTAGGTTTGCAAATGGTGCCACAGAAGGTTTCTTACAACGTGAGTTGAAATTAGCAACAAAAACACTTGACAGAATCACATTAATAAAGTAAGATAGTAATATAAACAAATTGGAGGAATTAAATATATGAAGAACATTGCAGAATTTAAAAAGGCACCAGAACTAGCTGAAAAATTATTGGAGGTATTCAGCAATTTAAAAGGTAATTCACGAAGTCTTGACCCAATGAGAGCTGGTCAACATGACGTGGTTGTTATTGAATCTACCAAAAAGTTATCAGCAAAAGGAAAAGAAATGAAAGTAGTTAAAATGCGTTCATTAGAAGATGGTAGGGACGTTACAAGCTACATCATGAAGTTTCGCAAATATGACTGGGACAAATGGAAAAATGTTGAAGTTGGTGACCGTTTATTGATTGATTTGAAGTTTAGCAATGGTTTTGCTACAGTCAAACCTATTAGAAGTATATCAAAAGGTAATGAAACACCATTTAAACCAAGTGAAGCATTAACAAAACAAACCATTTTACTATTTGATATTGAGATTTTTAAACATGATAGCTTATTTGTATTTCGTGATTACTTTACCAAAGAATGGTTTATCATCAATAATGACCTTGAAGAATTGCGCAAGTTTTACCTTGAATACCGTGATAGTATGTTCATTGGGTATAATAATGCGTCATATGACAACAATGTAATGCGTGGCTATTTACAAGGCAAAAATGCTTATCAGATGTCTAAAACAATTATTGAATCAGATAATAGAGGTCTAGTTTACAAGATGTTTGATAGTCATAAAACACCATTATTTGGAATGGACCTATATCAAGATAACAAAGGTTTTAGCTTAAAAGAACATTCCGCATTTTTAGGTATCAACATTAAAGAAACAGAAGTAGATTTTGACATGGATAGACCATTGACAGATGAAGAAAAAGAGAAAAACATTGCATACTGTATGAATGATGTGTTAGCAACTGAAAAACGTTTTGAACAAAATATTGGTATGTTATTGGCTAAAGCAACCATTGCTTTAATGTTTGATATGGATAAGACAGACCTATTACAAACCAATGCTAACTTAACAGCTAAGTTACTTGGTGCAACTAAACAAGAAGTTAGACCAGACTTGACAGACCCATTAGAGTTAGACAAACGATTAAATATCAATACAAAAGAAATTGCAGAAGCATACCTGAACCATGAGTTTGAACTAAATGAAGATGGTAAATTGAACGTGTCATTAGAGTACACGGACGAAGATGGATATACAATGATTTTTGGTAGTGGTGGTGTACATGGTGCTAAAGCTAGTTACATTCACATTGGAATGTTCCCAATGCGTGACTGGGGCTCGCTATATCCTAACACAATGGAACAATTTAACTTACTATCAAGAAATATTCCAAAGGATAAGATTCACCGCTACGGTGACTTACTAAAGCAACGCATGGACGCTAAGTATTCAGGTGAAGAAGTGGCAAATATTAAAGGTGTAGAAGTACCAACATATGTAATGATTAACGGTATCAAGTTACCATTGAACACTAAGTTTGGTGCCACTGGTGCGCAGTTTAATGGTTTGTATGACCCAAGAAACCAATTCTTAGTTTGTGCAACTGGTCAATTAATTATGACAAACATGTATGAATTAATTAAAGGTAAAGCACAGTTTATTCAATCAAATACGGACGCACACGCATATATTCCAAACAGTGAAGCAGATGACAAAGCTATTGATGAAGCATTAGATGAATTTGCTAACAAGATTGGACTTACACTAGATAAGGACATGTTTCGTGAAATTTGGCAAAAAGATGTAAACAACTACATTGCGGTACAACCAAATGGAAAAGTAAAAGTAAAAGGTGCTATTGGCTTAACTGGTGGTATGAAAGTGTCAAAAGCGATTGTATCAAATGCGTTCATTAATTATCTGGTAGCTGGTAAAGATTATAAAGAGTTTATCAATGAATGTAATGAACTAAGACAGTTTCAAATTATTACTAAAACAGGTTGGACATTTGATAGAACGGTTGCACGTGATAATGAAGGTAATGAGTTCAACGCACAAAAGGTTAACCGTGTATTCGCAGTAAAAGACAAAACTAATGCAGTAGAATTGTTTAAGGTCAAAGAAGGTCAATTATTAGATATTGAAGCTGATGAATTTAAAGATAACATTTCATATACAAAAGGATTGGCAAACGCACCAGAGTACTACACAATCAGTAATGAAGCGATTGGCGAAGGTATTACAATTGATGAAGTTGACAAACAATACTATATTGACCAAGTAGAAGATACGCTAGAGTTATGGTTTGGTGAGAACTGGAAAGAACGTATTGAACAAGCACATCATGAACGAGAATTACAAGGATTCAAACCAGTGGAAGTTAAAAATTATATTGACTAAAGTATTGACAAACGATAGGTAAGGTGATATACTTTACCTATCAACTATTAGGAGGAATTTAAATGAACCCACTTGAAGTTAAAAGTGTAAAGGAATATAATGTTTTACCAGTACCACGAAATGTAATTAGAAATTTTATTGAAGAATGGCATTACACACACTCTATAAATGGTCTACAATCATCATACTGTTTTGGGTTGTATTGTGGTGATGAATTAATTGGTGCTATGATTTATGGTGGCTTAGGTATGGCAAATGTTTGGAAGAAATACGGTGAAACCAAGGAGGAAGTTTTGGAACTTCGTAGACTATGTTTGATTGATGATACCAAGCGTAACGCGGAATCATATTTCATTGGTAAGACGCTAAAATGGTTACGTAAGAATACAAACGTTAAAACTATTGTAAGCTATGCAGACCCTAACCATGGTCATGAGGGTATTATTTACAAAGCAACGAACTTCACGTTAGTAGGAAAGACAACTAAAACTAAAGTTATAAAATATGGTGATAAAATCTATCATGATAAAGCAATAAGAACGAAATACAAAGGTGAATTGAAACCATTTGCGCAACGATTAGTTAATGCTTTAAACAGTGGTGAAGCTTATTATATTGAACAAGAACCTAAAAATATTTATGTAAAGGAATTGATTTAAATGATTACAGTATATACTAAAAACAATTGCATGCCTTGCAAAATGACAAAACGCAAACTACAAGAATTAGGTGTTAACTATAAAGAAATTAATGTAGATGAAAATTTGGAAGCATTAGAATTTTTAATGGAATACGGGTTTCGTTCTTTACCAGTTGTGTTCAATGAAAATGGCGCACCTATGGTAACAGGTGGATATGCACCAAATATCTTAGAAACCATTGTTTCATAGGACGATTCTAAGCACGTTTCAGATTCAAAGTAAGGTGATTATACATTAAAACGCAAATAAAGACACCCTATATTGGGTGTCTTTTTGTTTTATACTAATGTACCCCACGTGTTGTTAGGGTCTCCGTCATTTGGTCCAATTGGTAAGTAGATACGTGTGCCATTAGTGTCTGTTCCACCAATCCATACATAACCGTCACCAACTGTGATTTCATCATACTTGAATACTGCACCTTGTTTCCATGTTCCGTATACTGGGGCATATACGCTTGGTCGTCCACTACGTAAAACAATAGCGTCAACACCAATTGTAAACTGATTAACTGGTTTACTTGGTTTTGGTGGGAACTTAGTGTTAAGGTCCTCTAAGTCGCCAGCGTTAGCATATGTTACAAATTTACCACTGTTTTCAATCTTGTAAGGATTGACTGCACCTTGTTTCACTTCTGTAATTGTACCAACTTGTGTCCAAAGACTTGCACCAGCTACGAATGGTACCACTGGTCCATTGTGTGACTTGTGACCATTATAAATGTAAACATTTTGTCCTTTTTTGAATGTCTTTGGTTTGCTTGGTGTTGGTTTTACTGATTCACCAGATACCCCATTGGCTAAGTCTTTAGCAAGTTGCGCTTTACTGATTCCCATTTCTGCTAAGTAACCATATGGGTCTGTGTGGTCACCCCATACATAATCTGATACCCATTTATGAGAGATAACACCTTTTTCCCAAACAGAAGAACCTTGGTCAAGTGTCATAGGAATTCCAAACTTTTTGCCCATGTCTCTTGTATAATCAATGTATGCCTTATAGTTCTTTTTGAACAATTCCTTATCATGTGTATGTTGCAACTCAATTTGAATAGGTGCGTAGGGGTTTGCGTTACCAGCACCCCATGAAATGTTACCTTCTGGTGCAATCTTATAAACAATTCCGCCATCGCCAATGATAGCTGTTGTATGTGCATTAAACCAGTTGTTTTTCATGTACGTTGCTTCATTTCGTCCTGTGGCACGTTCATTAGCAGTTTCATGTAAGATAATCTTATTAGGTAGTGCAACCTGTCCTGAACCTTCCCAATGGCTTAAATTGAACTCGTTATTAACTTCATATGCGTTAGCTGTTTGCATTCCAGCAAACAAACCAATGGTTGCTAATGCACCAAATAAAATACCTTTTAATTTCATACTTATTTATCCTCCTTATTGTCTTTAATACCTTTTGTGGTTGGGTCTATAACTACCCCTAAAATACTTAACACAACGAATACCGCATTAACCACGTCAATTAGTTGTTGGCTCAAACCAGTTAGGTTTGATAAGTCTAATCCAAAAATGTTTCCCACAACTTGAATCAGAACAATTACTGCTGGAATTAAAGCAATCCAGAACGCTTTGTTTTTAATACGTGTTTTCCAATCCATTTTTAACACTCTCCTTATAATATAGTTATAATAGCACCAATAACAGCAACAATAATTGCTCCTGATACTGTGCGTGTTAGCCAAGTTAAACGGTCATTTATACTAGCAATGTCTTTCTCATTTTGAATTGAACGATGATGGGTTTCACTCAATAAATTATTGTTTGCCTTTAATTCATTTTTCAAATCTGGAATACCTTCCAAGTTTGATTCAATTCTAGCTAGTTGCACTTTTATTTCCATAAAGTCCTTATCTTCCATGCCTACATCTCCCTATCTTATTATAATCACCGCCTTTCAGCTACTATTATAGTATAGCATTTAAATAAGGGAAATAGTGTGCTTCATAGGACGATTCTAAGCGTTTTTCATATTCAAAGTAAGGTGATTATACATTAAAACGCAAATAAAGACACCCTATATTGGGTGCCTTTTTGTTATCCAATTGGGAATAGCTCTTCTAACTGCACGTTTACTAAACGCATTGCCATCAGATTATTTCTATTTGCTCGTAGTTCTAAAACAAGACCAAACCATTGTCCAGCTTTTACATCAATTACAACGGTAGCTGTACCAATCCATTGTAATAACACTGCACGACTGTCTCCAGTACCAAGTGCCGAAGCAACTAATACACCCCCACTTGTTGTTTTTAATTCATTATAACTGTTTCTTACTTGCATTTTTGCATAAGCGTAGTCTGTATCACTAGCTGAACCACTACCCTGCATAAGTACGGTTCCTTGAAATTTAATTTTTGCGTCCCGTTGTGCTTGGAATGCATCTCTTGCTGTATTGGCTTGGACTAAGCCATTTAATGCACTAACAGTTGTATTGAACCCAAGAGCCTGTAAACTTCCAAATTTAAATAGGTCTGTACTCTTTGCATTAGTAACGTTTGTCCCTTCCCCCCATGCTGAAATGTTTGGACTGTGACCATTAACTTTTATTAGACCACCTGAAAGCTCTGTGGTACCTGTCAATGTGGCTGGGTTGCTACCTTCTTTAGTTGTTGTTACAAAGCTAAGTCCTCTAGGTTCTAATGTTGCCTGTTGGTTTATTTCAGTATTCGCAGTTGTATAGTCAAGTTCATTTAGGTAAACTCTGTTTGCTGATAATAAACCATTTGACTTGCGTTCTATTTTAGTACCTGTTGCAATATCATAGTTATTTATGGTGTTTAGTACTTGACCATATTGTATTTTTGTTGTTTCCTCTGTTCTAAGTTTTTCTAGTGTTGAACCTGTAGTGATAATAAATGTATCGTTATCCTGTATAATAGCCCCATTTTCAATCACTGTTGTTCCTTGCCTACGTGCTTGACCACCGTTGATAGGTTCTGTTATATTCCATGTGTTGATAAATTCAGAACCATTGATTGTTGAACCATTGATGTTTACTGCGTTAAGTGTTTCAATGTTCAGCACAGATTGGTCAATTGTTTGTTCTTGCCACGCACCATCTTTATACACCTTGTATGCTGTTACCATAACATCGCCTGTTGTTGGTGTATCAGCTACTGCATTTAAACGTAATAAACGAGTTTCAGGTACTGCTGGTGCAACTGGTTCTTGTACCCACCAAATATCATTTTCTTTTGGTGTTGCTGGCTCTTCCTGTTGAACAAACACTTGCGGTACACTATTGAACATTTGTTCTGTTTTATTGTTTATGTTTATTTGAATTTCTCGCAGTTGTTCAGCAATTCCAGATTCTAAACGTACAAAATCAGATAAGACTGCTTCACACGTATTTGATTCATAACGAAATGTCAATTGTTGAACACGTGAACTAAGATATAGTTTTTCGTTTTCGTCAACTAATTCAACGGTATCGCCTACCTGTAAAATATCAGGAATGTTTGCAATATCAACAATGTAATTCGTTATTGGTTGGCTGTATTTTTTAAGATGTGAAACCACGTTATTTACTAGTGTTGTTTTGTTTGTTGTTTCCCACTGTTTGTGTTGTAAGAAGTAATGTGAGTTAGTATTATCTCTTGACCATTGCTTAATGTTCTGCGTATCACGTATAACACCATCGCTTTTATTTAATACAAACCGCCCTTCTGGGTCCGTCCATGTGAACCCTTTTAAGTTAATAGGTTGGTCCTTACCTTCCTCTGTACCGCCTGTAGCATAGATAGCATTCACAAGTTGGTATATATCTTCTTCAACTACAATTGAATGAATGTCTTTATTTACATACATTCTGTGAAAATCAGTTGTACCACGTTTTTTCTTAATATCAATATAACGTTGACTTAGTTGGTTTCCAATAAATTCAAATCTAAACTCTATTTCTGCATTGTCAAATTGGGTTGCAACTGATTGGATACGCTCTAATGCTGTTGCTTCACCTTCCCATTCAAGTTTACGTGTTAGTTTTGAAATTTCATTAAGACCAATCTTGAAACCACTGTCATACGTAAAGCGTTCAATGTAATGCGCAACATTATATGCTTTGTCTGCTTTGTAGTCACTTACTGTTTCATTTAATAAGTCCAGTCCAGCGTCCTCACATTCTAATGTTCTAACCTGTGTCAGTGGATTGTGTGTTGATTTTAAAATAGTCATCCACTCATGTTTACCATTTAGGTCAATGTATAAAACGTAGTTACCTACCTTGAAAAACTCTTTAGCTTTATCTGTTGTTTCAGGTGTGAAGCTTATTTCCATTGTCATTCTACGTGAAGATGTTTCAAGAGTAGAAACATCTTCCGCAGAAATTACCTTAAAAATTGTATTACCTGTTGTGCTTACAACCGTTTCTAGTTTAAAATTGCGGTCTGTGATATAAAAGTCCATTTAGATTCCTCCTATAAATATCTTTCGTTAACTGAAACACTAACTTCTGGTGTTAATGCAAAATCTGAAAACACTGGTTTTATAACCGTTTCACCTACTGGTAGTACAAATTTTTCCCAGTCATTACCTAAGGTATTCAATGTTCCGTTAGGTGTTCCATTAACGTATAATGTTCTTGTTTCTGTGTCAATTGTTACTAGGTCTCCATTTTGGAATACGTTCTTCACATCTTGTAAATATGGTGTATCTTTCCAGCGCATTTTAGCATCTGTTATATCCATTAAGATGTGTAAGTTTGAACGCCATCTTTGAAACCAAGTGCCAAATTCGTAAATTTGTTGTGTGTTTGTTTCGTTTATTGTGTACTTATATTCATCTTTAATCACTACATTATCAAACTGATTCAATGATTTAATTGAACACAAGCGCCACACTAGTTTATCACCTAAGCGTTCTAAGTTGATTTCACGCCAACCATTTGCGAATTTCTTTTTGTCAAATGTCTGTGTATGAACAACCTTACCTTGATATACAATTTCAATTAAGATATTATCACTAGTCGTTGTTGAATCACGGAATACTGCACCCATTACATACTCTCCACTTGTGTCAACAAGGTTAAATTCCACACGTCCCATTGCTTGTGGTGAATATGAATACTTGAAGTTGAAACGTATGTTTGCTGTAAAGTTTAATGTTCTGTCATTAGTTGAACTTGGTGGTATAACTGCAACCATACTTGGTCCATGCCAGTATTGGTCATTTGCACTACCAAAAACAGGTGTGGCACTATTTGGGTCTAATGCCATATCTATTGAGCCATCAAATATATTTGGTTTACTTATGTCACCTGCATAGTTTGGATAACTTGAAACGAAACCTTCATTGATTTTAAATTCAGATGGTAATGTATTGCCCCAAAAATTCCACGTTTTTACAGTTTCAACTTTTGTCTTTTCAATATAATCTTTTTCTGCTGGGTATCCAAATTGTAACACATTACCTTTTCCATCAACTAAACCACAGAACCCATTATCACTATTCATTTTAAATGTGTACGTTGGGTATGACTTGTAAGTTCCTTTATTTTGAATTGTGATATTCTCATTATATTGGAACTCTGATGGGTAGTAAACGCCAGTTGTTTCTGGGTTTAAATACATGTAAGGTCTAGCATATGCAACGCTAAACTCACTACCAAATGCGGAATACTGAAAATTAATTCCTTTTACATTTGGTGATTCTAACCTAACATCTAGGAAGAAGTGGGTCCATTCTGTAGTACCTTTTGGAATATCTCTAGTGTGTCTTTTTAAGATTCTAAGTGGTGCGTCTCCCCATTCTTCTACAACTATTCGTCCAGCAATGTCTGCGTCATCTGAATCAACATATCCTTTAAATGTGATACCAGCAACAACCCTGTCACCTACTTTCAAGTCAGGAATCATTCTTCTGGTGTATTGATTCATTTGAAACCACGCTTGACCTTTTGTGCTATTTTTATCATAATCAAAAGGTATTCCACTTGTAAAGTCTGCACCAACTACCCTACTATTTAATCTTGTTTCTGGTAACACCTTCGCCCAAGGTTTCAAGTATTGGTCAATCTTAGTGAACTCACTATCATAGATTAAATTAATATTACCACTTTTTACATTTGTAAACCCAGCTGGGTTTATTGCATGTGCTAATGAATCAGGTACATCAAATGTTAATGTTAATGGTGTATACTTAGTGTCTGTTGCGTCATACTCTTCTGTTCCTGTAAAGATAGCGCTAAAATATCTATCTGGGAATAGGTCTAAAATTAACTCTTTTGGTTCGTCAGTGTTGATGATTTTAACTAGTTCATCTTTTGTTTCTGAAACAGTCATACCACTATTGTCTGTGATAATGAAACCATCAATACTAAGTGTGTATTCACCTAATCTAGTGTTTCTAAAGTGTTTTCCGTCTGTATTACCTACGGTGAAAAAGTCATTATCTTTTGATAAAAACGGTATGTTCACTTTAGCAATTTGAAACAGGTGACTTGTTTCTTTACCGTCAAATGTAAAGCTTCTTAAAAAATCATAATTTTCAGCCATTCTCATTCTCCTTTATAATTTACTATACTAGTATTATAACACAAAAGACAACCCTTGTAAAGGAGTTGTCTTAATGTTTTAAACAATACCTAAGTCACGTGAACGATTACGTTCTGCGGTTTTATTTAGGTTGTTAAGTTCCTTGTTAAGCTTCTTACCATCCAATAATACATCTGTATTTTTGGCTAAGATAGCTTGCAACAATTCGTTCTGTTGTTGCATTAAAGCAACCACTGTTGCTAAGTCTGTTGATGTTCCTTGCTTAGGTGCGTTGCGTTCTTCCTTAACTCCTAACGCTTGTTTAGCTTGGTTAAGCAATGCCATTGCTCTACCTCGTTTAGCTGGTTCAGTTGGAATGATAAATTCTGGATAGCCATTTTCAGCAAGTTTTGCAATCTGTGGACCTTTTGCAATACCACCATTATAATAACCTCTAATGCGTCCACCAGATGGACCCCAACCAGATTTACCATAAGGTAAGTCTTGACGCCAGTTAGTATTGTTGAAGAATGCTAGTAATTGGTCATAACCTGAATAAATGTTGCCATGCCCTTTCACCTTGTATGCGTCAAACGTTTGTGGGATATATTGAAGCAAGCCACGTGCTGGGTTTCCGCTTGCGGTGTTGACGTCCCATACTGCTGAACTTTGAACAATCTTTTCATTACCACCTGATTCACGTTGAATCTGTGCTAAGATACCATTGATTTCACTTTCACTAGCATTTGCACCCATTTCTTTGGAAGCTTTGATGACTAATGCTCTCCAGTTACCATCTACAGGACCGCTAACACGTTCTTCCTCTTCTTTCTTTTTGAATAAGGCTTTCACCTTTTCAGCAAATGCAGTTGTTGCTTTTGTTCCTAAGCCTTTTGCCATGTCTAATGCTACGTGTGTTAGACCTCCTAAGTCCATTGCTCCCATAATTGCATTTCGTGCTAAGTCTAACGGATTACCTACCCAGTCCATAATATCGCCAATGGTTTGTTTTACCTTGTTAATACCATTACCAACAAATGACTTGGTATTGTCCCACATGTTGCGAACGCCGTCCATGAAACCAGTTCCTTTTTTATAGAATGGAATGCGCCCTTTTTGTCCTAATACCATTGATGTTTCTTTGGCATTTAATACTTGTGTTCCCGCTGGTGCATTCATCATAACGTTTCTACCTTTTGGAATCATTGCTTGACCATTTGGTGCGATTATCATTTCAGCACCACCACCGTCATTTACTACCATAGGTCCGCCTATGTGTCCGTCAGTACCGTTTGCATACTGTGGTACGTCCCATTTAGGAATTTGAGGTGCGCCAAACTTTTCTAACACCCAGTTAGCACCGCCAATGATACCATTTACTGGACCACCAATTGCACTCAATACCTTATTGAAAATACCTTTAAATGCACCAGTAACATGACCAGCGCCCCTACTGATTGCACTGCCTAAACGTTCTGGCAAACTAGTAAACCAACGTACAATAGTGTCAATACCACCACTAAATGTGTTTTTGATTCCCTTCCAAAGAGATGAAATAGTTCCTGAAACATTACTTCTAAGGTCACGTGCAATGCGTGTTACATTACTGAACCAACCTGAAACAGCACCATTTACATTTGATATACCACCTTTAAAGAAGTTTTTAACAGCTTCCCACATTCCAGAAATTGAACCTTTGAATGTTGCGCCAAAACCTTTTACACCTTTTAATATTTTACCAAAGAATGAAAGATTTATCCAGTTCCAAATTACTTGAATAGCACCCCAAACTAATTGCTTGATACCGTCCCAAATCTGTTTCCAGTCACCATTGAAAATACCTTTAAAGATTTTTGTTGCCCCTTCAATTACATCAAAGAAACCTTCAATCAAACCAACTACTGAATCAACAAACATCATTACAATATCAATTGCAATTTTAAAAATTGGTGTTAATAATTCTAACCACTTTTTAAGTGCATTCATTATTGCTTGTCCGTTCTCGTTCCACCACTTAGTCACCTTATCAAAAACAGCACCTAACCTGTCCCCAAGTTCTTGAAGCTTAGGCATGATGTAAGGTATTAAGTCATCTGCAATGTACTTAATCACAACACCCATAATGTCGCCCGCAACCTTGAAAGATGTACCAAGATATTGCGTTAACTTTTCAAGAATTGGTTGTGCAAACTCCCACATTTTTTGCAACGCTGGTTGTACCATTGGTAGAATTTTCTTGGTGAAGTTTGTGATACCGTCTGCCATTCCACCAAACATTGGGTTCAATGAGATACCAATTTCATTTCCTAATGCTTTTAATGCTGATTTAAAGGCGTCCATTCCAGTTGTGTTACTCATTGCGTTGTTCATTGCGTCTTGTGCGCCTTCTACATTATCATATGCCATTGATGTGTTGTTTAATGACTTGATAACATTTAAGCTGTTATCTTCACCTAATGCGGACCAGATTGTCCCAGCTTTGTTTAGTGCTTCATATTGGTTTTCCATACCGCCAAAGTCGCTAATCATTGAACGGATAACGTCCGCTTGTGTTGCTCCGCCTTGTTGCCATTGTCTAAACAACTCTTGTGTTTGACCGCTGAACATACCTATGTTGTCCTCAAAACGACCATCTGTTAATGAAATAGCCATTTCTTTGATTAAGTCATTGACTTTGTCTAAGTTGTATGCTCCACCATCTAAACCACTTTGTAACATGTCAAATGTTTGTTCTGCTGTGAAACCAGCTTGACCAAAAATCTGTGAGTATTCAGCCATGTTGTCGCCTAGTTCGTCTGTTTGGTCAAGTCCCATTTGTGCGCCACGTGCCATCAAGTCCCAAGCTTTGTCTGCGTCAATACCAAAGTTGGTCATCATTTTACCAATACCACGAATAGTTTCGTTTACGTCTGCACCTGTATTTTTAGAAAATGCAATTGCATTACGTGTCATTCGTTGTAGCATGTCATCGTCCATGCCTTCCGCACCCATTACATTTTGAACACGTATCATTGCGTCTGCTACTTCGTTGATGTCGTCTGAATAACCTTCCGCAACTAATTGGTTAGCTAGCCTTGAAACGGCTTGGGCGCTCTCTGCGTCCCAATCAAACGCACCTTTGAATTTATCAACGGCTTCAATACCAGCATTAATATTTTCAACAACTTCTGAAACAGCGTCACTAATCATATCAATTGCTTTAGTAGCTACCGCCATACCAACACCAGCAACCAAACCTTGTAGTCCTTTACTTGCTAGTCCTAAACCTTCACTAGTTTCACCACTTGACTTACCTAGTTCTTGCATTCCTTTAGATACTGAATCTAGTTCACTATCTGTGTTGTTTAATTGCTTTTTAAAGCCTTGTAACTCTTGTTCAGCCTTGCTAACTTCTGTTGAATTTTTACCAAACTTTTGCGTTAACTGTTTGATTGCGTTTTCTTGACCAGCAATTGCTTGTTTAGTTAGGTCTGATTGACGTTTTAAACCAGCTTGTTTTGTTTCCAAAGCACCCATTTTGTCGCCAGCTTTATCCATTGCATTGGCTTGTGTTTGGAAGTCTTTTGCGTTATCTTTAATTTCTTGACCTAGTTTGTCTAAACCATTCTCAAACTTGATAACGTCAGCTGTTGTTTTTTGCAAATCTTTTTGCATTCCGTTGTATTTGGCACTAGCATTGTTTAACTGTGTTGTTAGTGTTTTAACTTGGTTTGATTCTTCACCATATTTTGCAATAGCGTCTTGACGTTTCTTACTTAGTAATTCAACTTTCTTACCTTGTAAGTCCGTAGCTGTTGCTAAGTCTTTTTCTTTTTGTTGCAATTTCTCAATACTTTGTCCTGATTTATCAAACACTGATAAATTGGCTTTCATTGCTGATTCTTGCTGTTTAATTGACTTGTTTAATTTGTCTAATGTATTAATTGTCTGGTCTACACCGTCAACACCAATACCAAACTTCATATTGCCAATAACTTTGTCTGCCATTATTCAATCTCTCCTTTTGCTTTTGCTAGGTCTGTTGGTGATAGGACAGTGCCAAAAAATGCTAATGGGTCTTGTTTCTCTTCTTTTTTATCTTTAGTATTATCACTGAATAATTCCAATAAAAGAAGGTAGTCAGCTTCGCTAACATCATTAACGGTCCAACCACCTTCCATGTATGAATTATATAATTTGTTTAGTGATTCCAAAGATTCGTCCCAGTTAACTTCTGCACCGTCCTCTAGGCTTCCTTTGAATCATCAACCCCCATGATAGTTCCTAAGATGTTTTCTAAAACGTCTACTAAGTCATCAGATTCAATTGAGTTTTCAATTGCTTCAAATGTAACTTCTGGGTGTTCGAAAATTTCAACTAATAAGACAATCATTGAATCTAATAATTCTAATTGGTCAACTTCTACACCATTAGCCATGTCTTTTTGTACGTTTTCCATATCACGGTAATACTTCATAATACTACGCATTGTCTTAACTTTGACACCTTTTTTTGTAATTTTGCGGTTTTTTCCGTCAATAATTAAGTTAATACTGAATGATTTTGTTTGTTTTGCCATGTTTATTCCTCCAAATAATTTTATTTACTATAGTTATTATAGCATTAAAAGCAATGATTGTGGGTGTTGGTGAAACCAGTGTAATAAAAAAGAGAGCCGTTAAGCTCTCTTAGGTTAATTCAATTGATACACTTGTGTCAGCTGGCGTCACCTGTCCTACCACAGGTGGCGTGCTAGGGTGTAATAATGTTGTTTACTTTGTCAACAAACTTGTCAAGTGTTAATGTTTCACTTGAAACAGCACTCATGTATGCGAACCCGCGTGAATCTGTTACAAATGAACCTTCAATTGTTTCTGTGTTTGGTTCTGTACCACCAGATTCAGTTGTATTCAATGCGATTTCTGGGTGGCTGAAACGTCCTTTAACTAAACCAAAGTACATTTCTTTACCGTCTGCACCGTCTGCAACAAATACCGCTGAAACGTAAGGTGCTTCTGTGTTTTCGCCAACAATTGCAATACCATCTTCACCGCGTTCAATGCCTAAAATTTTCTCATAAACGTTGTCTTTATACAAGTCAAATACGTTTAATGAAGCTGTTAACTCTCCAACCCCTTTTGCTGATACCCAAATTGGAACGTTTGACGCATAAACGGTTGTTTGTTCTGCTGAAATTCCTTGAATTGACGCTTCAATAGTACCGCCACCGCTTTTATCAATTGTGTATTTATCAACGCCAGCACCTTCTGCTTTAGGTACGCTGATAATAGCTTTTTTAAAACCTACTACTGCCATAATTGTTTCTCTCCTTTAGTGTTTATATTTTCTTACTAGAATAATTATATCATTAATCAACTGGTTTTAGGGCGTCACTTAGACAACTCTTTGTGTGATTACGTAACGCTTCACAATGCGACTAGCACCTTCTAAGTCTGGTTCGTATGTCTGTGTACTAAATGAACATTGTACGTTATCAGCACGCATTGTCTTATCAATTGCTAGATAGTATTTATCCAACATTGTCAAATCTTCAACCCACAAATCAACTTGGATATAGGTTGTGTAATAATTTGGGTCTGCACTTGCGTATGCGTGATAGTCCATGTCTAACTCTGTGATTCTACCTACTGGCAACTTAGGAAGTGATACAAATTCATTTGGTACCTCGTTAGTAAACCAGTTGACTTCTGGGTGTGCTTCATTAAGTATCTGCGCCACTTGTAAAATAGGTAATGTCATTTTAGAAACGCCTCCTCCATTGCTTTTATAATTACCTTTTCAATTTCGTCTTGAACCTCTTTAATAGTCTTTTCAATGAAATGTTGTGGTCTTTGTGTCATTGTTCCCAATTCTGTAAAGTGAACCCTCCACGAAACTTGGTCATTATACCCAATCAACACTTCGTGTTTACCTTTACTTGCTTTTGTCATTGCTGTATTTTTCTGCATATGTTCACGCTTGTACATCTGGTCTTTTCTACTGTACTTTTTACCGTTCCAATATGGTGTGCGTTTAGCAAGCTCTTGCTCTCCTATTTCACCAGCTTTGTTCAGTGCTTTTGCTGTGATACTATCTGCATTTTTACCAATCTTTATAAGTGCGTTGTATGCGTCTGAAAAGTCAGCATAATTCTGCTTACTCATTTCTTAACCCTCTTACATACTAATGTTGTAAAGTCACGGTCATAGCTACCTTCCAATATTGATACTATTTCATAGTTAATACCTTTATATACAACACGCATATCATTTTGTAATTGGAAACGCTGTTCATAACGCACAACAAAGTTAGTTGTATCCTCTAATGCAGTACCATATGTTTCTTTAAAATCTCTGAAATACTGCTGTTTTACGCTACACCATATAGTTGCTTTGTCAACCCACGTTGTTACCCATTCAAACTTATCGTTTTTAGCTGTGGTTTTCTCTTGAATAGTGATTTTTTGATTAAGATGTTGTGTTGGTATCGCCATCAGATAACCCCCTTAATTGCCAAATAAATGCCTGAATAGTGAACGGTACATCTTGTTGAAGTGCGCTGGTTGCTGGAACACGGTTTTCATACCAAAGAGAAACCAGCATGAACTGACAAGTCTTAAAACGTACATCTTCTGGAACTGTGTTAACCTCAATAGCTCCTAAGATAAACATTGAACTTGTGTCAATTAATGTCTGGATATAAACGTCGTCTGAATCATAGTCTAATCTTAGGTTGTTCTTAACTTCTTCTAATGTTAACATTATCATACCTCCTTAGTTAAAAAGAGGGCTAAGCCCTCTTTTATTATCCAGCTGTTGCAGTTGTAGTGAATGCTGGTACATCTACTTTGCTAGATTCTGGCTTACCATCTTCAATAGCTGTTACTTGAAAATCACCTTTTGCGTATTGTGTTTCTGCTGTTAAACCAGTGATTGTTACTGGTGACGGTTTTTCAGTCACAATCTTTTCACCTGTTTTCTTGTATACGTTAAATACTTTAGCCATAATTTACACTCTCCTTTTATATTTTAAAAAGAGGTAAGGCGTATGCCCCACCTCTTAGTATTTACGATAATTCAATTGATACACTTGTGTCAGCTGGTGTCACCTGCCCTACCACAGGTGGCGCACTAGGGTGCTGGTGTTAATGTAATGAATTTTCCAGCCGCTGGGTCTACTACTTTAGCGTCAAAACGCATGAAGATTGCTAAGTATTGACCGTAAATTTCATGGTCAATCCAACGAGCAGTAGTTTCAGCACGATTGAAGAATGTTGCAAATGCTACTGGGTCGCCTAAGAATGCCACTTTAGCACCTTTATCACCTAACATTTCATCTTTTAACACTGTTACTGGAACACCAAACAATGATTTACCAGACTGTGCTGTAATGTCAGTTTGTAATAAGTAACGTCCTTCACCGTCTTTCATGATGTCAACTGCGTTGTAGAATGATTGAGTAACAATTAATTCCAATCCATAAGCTGGGTCGAAACCAGTGTTAATCTGTGTTTTGATGTCATCTAATGAAGTTGCTGGTACTGCTGTAGCTGTTTTTAACAAGTTAGCTAAAACAAAGTTAGTTGTGTTTAAGCCTTGACGTTGTACTGAATCAGCAATAATTCCAGCTAAGTCGTCCGCTGAATCATCTAATGATTCTTGTGATACAACAATTTGACCACGGTAAGTTGATACGTTGTAAGGAACTTCTTCAAATTCAGGTTTTGCCAATGCTGGGTTTTTTGCCAACTCTTCAACTGTTACCATTTTTGCAGTAGTTGATTTCAAGATTGGGTATTTACCGCCAGATGTTTTAACTTTGATACTGTTCACTTTATTACGTAAGTCAACAACTGTGTCTGGTAATTTACGTGCTTTTGTGATAATATCTTCTGGGATAATTGCTTCTGCGTCTGTTGATTTAACTTGTCCGTCATCAACCGCACGTGTTTCGTTAAATGATTTTACGCTAGTTGATTTTGAAGTCACGTAGTCTAAAAACGCACGCTGTTCTGTTACTGGCTCTGCTAACTCTTTACCATTGATTTTTACTTTCTCCATGTCAATATCTTCTCCTTTTGCGTTCTCAATTGAACGTTCTTCTTTTTTTGGTTCTTCCTTTGGTTCGTCTTTGACTTCGTCTTTTGGTTGGTCCTTTGGTTCTTCTTTAGGCTCTTCCTTTTTGACTTCGTCTTTAGGTGCTTCTGCTTTATCTTCTGCACGTTCTTCGTTTTCAGCTGGTGTTTCATCTTTCAAAGCTTCTAACTGTTCAATAACTTTTTTAGCTTCGTCAAGTTTACCTTCTGCCAACAAAGATTTTGCTTGCGCTTCTAACTCTGCCTTGTTCATGCTGTAAACTCCTTTACATATTATTTTCTTACTAAAGATAGTATATCATGAACAAGGTGAGTTGTGGGCGTTACTCTTACAAGGTTGCTAGTCGTAACTGTAATTCTAGTTTTCGTTTTTCCATTTCGTTTACTTCCATGTTTTCAAGTGAACGTTTAGCTACTGCGACATCTGTGTCGTCATATGCTGGAATTGAAACCAGTGATATTTCAGCTAACGTATTGATTTTTTTGATAGTTCTAACTGGCTTACCGTCTCTCCGCTCCCATTCATCTTCCGCAACCGTAAAGCCAAATGAACATTGACTAAGGTCACCACGTTTTACAAGTTCCATAACATCATTTCCAAGTGTTGTATTTGGTAACTCACAACGGAATTTCAACCCTACTTCATCAACTGATAATTGAAGTGTACCGCTCTTTGTTCTTCCAAGTAAATTTCCTGAATCATGATTTAAAAATAATTTTACATCTTCCATATTAACGCCGTCCAATGCTCGTGCGTCAATAGTTTCAATAAAACCACCTAGGTCTTTTGATGGTTTATTGAATTTTAATGCGTAACCTTCAACAACATTGTTGTCATTCACAAACTCATGCAGTTGTCTAATTTCCAGTTGCGTCTGTTTCATTCTCGTACACTTCCTTTTCTGTGTTCTCTGTTTTAACTGTTGTTTCCCCATCTTCTAACGGTTCATACCCATAATATGCACGAACTTCGTTTTCTTTGATAGTTGATAGTAACTCTTTACTTGCTTTTCCACTAAACAATTGTTTGCGTCTGTCATCTAATGTATCGTTCATTAGACTTGAAAAGTCCATTTCTAAAACATTACCTGTTTTAATTGCGATTTCGTCACAGATTGCAGATTCATATTGACTAATTGTTGAAGCAATATAGATGTCGTTTTGTCCGCTATCAGTTGAGTTTACTAATTCCATACCAAAACGGTTCAATGGAATACCTAAAACTTTTGCAATTTGTTGTGTACTGAATTTATTTGATTGAATCAATTTCAAAATATCAGTATTCATTTTGTATTCTGTGAAGTCTGTTGCTTCGTCTAAAACGATAACACCGTTACTGTTTGTGCTTCCTCCGTTAGCTCTTTCAAAATCTTCACGAATTTTCTTTTTGGTTGCGTTGTCTACATAACCTTTTTTAAGTTTTAAGATTCCGCCACCGAAAACACCGTTAGCAAAGAACTTGGATAAAATCTTATTACCATTTGTTTGCATTCCGATTTCATCACGTAAAGACAATAAAGGACTGCGTCCGATGAAACCATCTACGACTGAAATTCTAAAGTGTAAAATGTCACGTGGTTCACACCGTAACATGTGGTTGCCATAATCTAACGTTACATCATATCGCCATTCACCTGTTGTCATATCTTGAATTAGGTTCACTTGGTCTGCTGTTACAAACTCTAATGACTTAATTGGTGAATTATAATCATTCTCTTTTTCTCTGTGAATGATTGCGTATGAGTTCCCATAAAGAATAAGCTGTGCAACCGTTGCATACATGAATGTATAATGACTTTGTTTTTCATGCGGTCGCTTGTTAATTAGTTGTAGAAAATCTTTGTCTGCGTATTCGTCTGGAACTTTTCTGAATAGTGATTTACCAATGTCACCACCAATGATATTAACACCTGTGAACACGTCTGAATTTTGTAATGCTCGTTCACCTGTCAAATATCCTAGGTTATCCATTCCACTTTCAATATAATCAATAAAATTCTTCTCTGCGCTAGTCTGTGGTGCAATAAATACGCCCATTTAACTATTCACCTTCTTTCAATTCTAGGTATAATACTACTGCTGGTACTAATAGTGATAGCCCTAATGCTACTAAACCAGCTACAATACTAACAAAAAACATGCTTGTTACAAGGGCTGATACCCCTAAAACGTAAAATAATACTACTAAAATCACTGGATTATTCATATTAAACCCTCCTATACACCTTATTTTAACACAAAACATATAAAAAAAGAGTGGTGTTTAGCCACTCTATACCCCAAAGCCAAATGTACCTTGCTCTAACATGTTTTCAAAACTTGAATATCCAAAGTCATAATACATTGCTTCACTCATTGCATTTATTAAAGCGTCCAATGAATCAATCTTATTACGATTCATTTTCTTTTCAATTGCTATGTTGTCCGCAAACTCTTTCATATACGCATTATATATCGCTGTATTGAGTAGTGGGTTGTTTTGATGTATTATATCACCTTTGTATATTGCGTCCCTTAGATACTTTGTAGGAGCGTTTAAATACTGTATGCGTTGCGGTACTTCAATTAGATACCGTTCGCCGAAAACTTCCGCTAGTCGCAAGACTGATTGTGACGCTTGGTGTCCATCATAGAAAATACCTTGTAGGTCCAAATCATATGTTTCAACAAAATCAACTATCCAGTCGCACATGTCCGCATGGTCAATCAATCCTGATTCTAACTTACTAATTGAAACGATACCTTCATTTTCATATTGGCGATATGGTATTTTGTCCTCTTGAATTTTCTTTTCAATACCTCCAATTGATGAAATGAAACCATGTGTATTTACGAGTAATTTCTCTTCTTCTGCAATTGGTATAATCCAGCTAACCGCTGTTATATCTTTTGTTCGTGATAAGTCCATTCCAATAAATACAGGTCGTTTTCTAATATCATATTCTTTTGTTGCTTTGATTGCGTCCCAGCTTTCTTTATCCATGAAACTATCTTGTGAAGCTTGCACCCAGAAGTTCATTTCTTTAGTTAGCCAACCACTCATGTCTCCTTTTGCCTTGTACTCTGCCAATGAGTTAACCTTATGTTCATACATGGTTTCATACAATTGTGTATTCTCAAACAGTGGGTTTGATTTTATCCAATTGGCTTTATCATCAACTTCGCTGATACTATCCATTTCCCAACATAAAGCAAGGTATGCGTCTGCTTCAACCTCTTCATTTAATAGCTTAGTTATAAATGGATATTCTATGCTGTGCATTGGTCCATTAAGATTTTTAGTTGTTGTACTAATAATCAAAATTAAACCTTGCGGTTGTTGTGACTGTGAACTTTCTAATACCTCAATTAATGCTGTGCTTTTTGCTTCTCCGTATTCATCTAATACACCGCAAAGTACGTCTAGTCCGTCTAAACTATCTGCGTCACTTGCTAAAGGTTTAACAGTTGATTCATCTTCTAAATGTTCAATGTCATATTTGTTTACCTTAGTAATTTTACGCACACTATCACTTGAATTTCTCAATGCTTTCAGCTGTGATTTTAACATACGGAATACAATTCCAGCTTGTTCTTTAGTATTTGCGCCAGCTACAATCTGTCTTGAAGCTTTTGGGTATTGTCCTAAGATGAACTCATACAATGAAATACCAGCAACTAGAATTGACTTACCGTTTTTACGTGCTAAACTAATATATACTTTTCTGAATCTGCGCATTTTATTACTCTTTTTGCGCCAACCATAGATTAATGCTACAATAAACTTCTGGAACTTAGCTAGTTTATTTGTCTTTTTACTCTTTGGGTCTGGTAACATTTCAATAAATGCGACTGGTTCATATGTTTCGCTTGGGTCGTAGTAATATGGGTACTCTGGGTCTTTTGATTTTTCTAAGTCTTTCTCATGACGTCTAATTGCTTGCTTGATTTTATTACCTATTGGTATATTATTAATTCGTATATAGTCTATATATTCTTGTACGTAGTCTTGATTCATACTTATACCTCCTCATATGTATTATAACACAAAAAGACAAGGAATTAACCTTGTCTCATTTTAAGCAATTGACCTAGTGGGTCTTTGCTTTCGTCCTCTACTTCTTTTGGTGCTACCAGTTTCAATCTTGAATTGATAGTTAAACCTAAGTCATTAGTTGCACTTTTTAGTTCCTTGGAATAAGAGTTCATAGCCGTTACTTTAGGGTTTAGCTTTCCATCTTCTGTCAAAGGTCCTTCATATGCAACCTGTTCAGCCATTTCTGAATATAGGTAACTATAATTACAATACCTAACCATTGCTTGCTGGTCAAGTTCTGATATTGGTAGGTCACCAATAAAGTGTGAAATACGTTCCCACTCGTGGTATGCTTCTCTTAACAACCCAGCTGGATAATATGAAAAGTCTAACTTCTCAAAGTTCATTAACTTTTCTTCTTCCTTTTGGCGTTGGTGTTGTTGCTCTTGTGTAAGGTTGCCAACTTGGGCATTTAATAACTTCCTTGGTCTACCCATTATTTTTCACCTCCTTATACAACCTCAATAATTTCATAATGGCGATTCTTGCCACCTAGTTTAGTTTTGATGTCTTTGAAGTAACCTGATTTTTTACCATAAAATTTGTCTGCTTCTGTTTGCGATTTAAAAGCTCTTGTTTGCTGGGTTCGCAAATCTTTTACCATGATAGGTTTTGGCGCTGGCATTCGTCAACCTCCTTTGCGTTACATTTTAGTTTAAGAGAAAAGTCCCTAACAATATTATAGCACAAAAGCTGTTGTTTGAGAAACCAGCTTTTGTGCTGTTTATGAGGGAAGAAATTCGTATTAGTGAGATTATGAAACAATGCGTGAAACGTTTGATATTATTGAAAAGAAACCAGTTTTGAATGGTTTTTTACGAGGGAAAAAGCCTGTTTTGAAACTTCGTTTTTAGAATTTTGTGTGAAGAAAAGGAATCTCCGATTGTAGCCACCAAAATACTGGCGGGGGGTGTTAAAATTTTCAGCTACCCTCCCCACCGTTTTGGCGCTATCCCCCTTGAAATTATTTCTGGTTAGCCCTACCTACATTTTTAAAGGAATGAGCGTGGTCCTCTTTGTTGTGACAGGATTGGCAAATTGATTCTAAATTATTAATATCTAAACGTTTTTCCCAACCAATTGGTGTACGTATTTCCTCCACATGGTGGACGATAGTGGCAAGCGTCTTGGTGTGGTCATTGCGTTCACATACTTCACACATTGGATTGATACTTAACTTGTATTGTCTTAACCTTTTCCATTCACTTGACTGGTAGAACTCTGCATACCTTTTGTTCTGTGGATTTGTCCGCACATACTTATTGTATTGCGTGGCTGTGTTACCTTTGTGCTTAGCACAGTATACTTCTGGTTGCTTTACATATTCTCTACACAAAGCAACCTTGCACTTCTTATACATTAGAATGAGTACATGTCTTTCTTAGTTACTGTATCACTAAAGGTATATGATGTCAAGTGTTGTGGTGTTGGTTCAGTGATAGATGGTTGTGTACTATCATATACATTCCCTTCACTATCTAATGGTTCTACTGCATTGTTAACGTATGTGGCTAGTGTACCCTCCAGTGTTCTGATGTATGCCACTAGGTCCACCTTGTTACTCTTTAGTAACTGCTTATCTGTCTTATTATATAGTTCATGTTCCATTAGTTATCACCTCGTTTAGTTGCGTTGAATAGTACAGTGAACACAATATCAACAATAACAATCCATGCAATAACAGTGTGACCTGTTGCGAACAACACACCTACAATTACCCATAAGATGTAGATGTTCAGTGCTAACAAACCAAGTGCCAATATAATTGCTAATACAATTGCGATGATGTTTCCTACTTCTTTATTCATTATGATTCCTCCTATTTGTTTTTACTTTACTTCTATATTATAGCATACTTATTTGTGGTTTAGGGAATAGATTAACCATTAATCGAAACCATTTAATGATTAAGTGTAACGCTTGTAACGCTTATGTAACGCTTTGAATTTCTAAGTGTTACACCCTTCAGCCTTACTCTCCCAAGGGATTAACCAATAGTGTAACACTTGTAACGCTTATATTTGACTTTATAGAATAAAAAAATAATAATATATAAAATAAATATATATAGAGTAGAAAAAAATAAAGCGTTACGTGTTACAACCATAACAAAACTGGTTACTATCGTTGTTATATCAACGTTTACAGATGTAACACTTGTGTAACGCTTAAGTGTTACAAAGCGTTACATTAAACAAATTTCAATAAATTTAAACAAAAGTGTTGACAAAGTAACCAACATGGTTTAGTATAATAAATGTACCACACAACAAACAAAAACAATTTAGGAGGAAAACAATATGCACTATAGATGGACAGAAAAAGGAACTGACTTAAATAAGGACTATCATTTCATTATGTGGCATGAAGAAGAATTTGATGATGTAGTAGTACGTTGTACTTATGGAAATGGTCCAATTGGTAGTTACTCAACTCAAAAAATATTCTCAAAAGGTGAAGATGGTCTTATATATGACGAACTTGACAGAATGAAAGAAAGACTATATGAGTGGTCACATAAGTAAGGAGTAAAACAATATTAAATGAGAAAGTTCTAATTAAAGTATTAGAACTTTCTCAATACATAATAAAAGACAGATGGTATTATAAATACATAAGATAACAAAAACAATTTAGGAGGAAATAAAATGCAAGACAATATTTTTTCATACATTGATGAAGGTGTATTCAATGAACCAATCAAGAACCCATTTAGTAGTGAAGCAGAATACGAACAAGCAATTAAAGATGTAAAAGGAATTATCAAAGTAAATGAAGAAGTTGGCAACGATACAACAGTGGAACAAGAGATGTTAACATACTTATACAACATTGGTTGTGAATACATTTAAGGAGGAAATAATATGAACGAATTAGTACAATGGTTAAATGAGGAAGCGGAACGATTGGAAAAGGAACAGGCAACAAGTGATGACCCATATAAGACAGTTAACCACAGTTTTATCCAAGGCTTTTACTACGCATTAGCACACGTTGAACTATTCAATAATAAGGAGGAATCAAAATGAAATTAAGAGATATGATTGACACAGTTAGCAATAACCTAAAAATCACACTGGTTTTCCAAACAAGAGAACCATTAAGTTTTGAGTATGAATCACGTGGACGATACATTGAGTATGGACCAGCATATAAAACATTAATCAAATATCTTGACAATGAAGTGATTGGAATGTATATTATAAGTGACAAACATATTCAATTATTAATTAAGGAGGATTAGTAATGAAATACACATGGACAGAGAAAGGAACACGATTCAACAATAAGGACTATCATTTCACTATGGAATATGAAGAAGTATACGGTTGTGTTTCAGTAACTTGTACCTATGGTTCATATTCAACTAGAGTGTTATTCTCACCAGATGCAGAACAATATATCTATGAATCACTTGACGAAATGAAAGAACTATTATATAATAAGTCATACATTTAAGGAGGACCAATAATGATTAAACGTAAAGTTAGAATTTTTACAAGAGATGATTTATTCCAAGACTTCCTAGACACAATGGAAGATGGCACAACCATTGCTCACTATTCAGTTAGTAAAGATGGTGTGCATTACATTATCACAGAACGCAAGATGTCAGAGAGTGAAGCTAATGAATTTAGGAAGAAACAACTTGAAAAGCAAATTAAAGAATGTAACGAACGTTGGGAACGCAGAATAAAGAATTGTGAAAAACTAATACATGAGTATAACGTAGTACTAAACTATGAGGTGGCTAACTTGTATATGCAACGTAGAGAAGATTTGATTGAAGGATATAACAAAGAACAAAGAAAATTGACAAAAGCACTTGACAATTTAAAATATTCATTGTAAGATGGTTTCATAAGGAGGAAAACAAGATGAACAAACTACCACAAGAGGTTAAACTAAAGATACTAATTGACGACTTAAACATTGAATGTACAACAGTAGTAATGCAACTACGTAACCCACATATTACAATAGCTGAAATGAAACGATTAGAAGGTAGATATGAAGAAGCAATTAGAAAAAGAGAATTAGCATATTTAGAGTTATACAACCTAAAGGAGGAAAAGTAACATGCCATTAAAAATAAAATGCTCATATGTAGCAGATGGAGAACCATTCACATTAGGAAGAACATATACTATTTATTGCGAAAGCGCAAGTACTGGCCTGTATTACATTAAAGATGATTTAGGCTTCAATCTACCATATAGACATGTTGACGATATGCCAGTAATTGACGGACTACTAAGAAATTTAAACGACTTTTGGTATTCACATTTTACAACATGTGTTACATTAGAAGAAGAACCAGAAAAAGATATTAAAAAAGAAGTACACGAATTACTTGACAAAGCAACTGAATTAATTTACAATAATCAAGAAGAATTAAAAATTAGCTTTGATGACTTTATCACAATAGTTAGAATTAAGGAGGAAACCAAATGATTGACAAAATTATACGTTTTATGATAGTAGCATGGTTAATTTTTAGTGTATTGACCATATTGGTTTTACCATTAATGATTCTAAAGATAGCTGTAACTTTTGTATCTATATTATACATTATTTATGGTATCTATTCTATGATTCTACTTATTGTAATGTTGATTGATGTTTGCTATCTGATACTATTTGAAGATATTATATAAGGAGGACATAAAATGAAAAGAGTATATATTGCTATTGATGGTGAAACAGATACAACTTTAATAGTTGGTTTCTCAAAAACAACTGTACTTGAAGAATTATTTCAGATTGATGTATATTTTCCAAGCAAATACGAGTTTTTATCACGTTGGCATGAACGATATACACTTGAGGTATGGAATGTAAAGGAGGAAGAATAAATGACAGAAACTATACAAAGAAAAATGAAATGCACAAAAGCAGACCCACAAGAACCGTTTTTCACAGAAGGTAAAGAGTATGACATTATTAAAAACGAACGTGGATTCACTATAATTGACAATGACAATGAACAGGTAGACTGCGGACCAAACGTATTTGAATTAGAAAACAACTTAAATGAATTTTGGGATTCAAAATTTAAGCTGGTCAATATTGATGAACGAACTAAGATTAGAAGCGTATTCCAACGAACACTTGTTCAATACAATAAGGATATTGCATATCTTGAAAACTCTATAAGAAGAAACAAAAGTAATATATCAGAAACACAACTGGCAGTAATAAGAGTACAACGTGAAGCAATCCAAGAATTATACAATGAAGTATTTAAGGAGGAATTAGAATGTTAGTATTAAAAAAGAAATATGATAAGCTGGTACATGATTACAACTTTTTAGTAGACATTAAAAATGATTGGAAAGATTCTTACAATCAAAGTCAATCAAAAGTAGGTAGGTTAGAACAGCAATGTAATAGACTTTATAAAGAACTTGACAAAGCAGATGATGCGGTTGTAGAATTAAATTTTAAATGTGAAACAGAGGAAAAATATAAAGATATGTGGTTTCAAAGATTTATCAAAACAAAAGAAGAATTAGATATAGTTGACCGCATTGTTTTACAATATGAACAACGAATTAACGAATTGGAGGAAAAGTTAAATGAAACAACTATTTAAAGACAATTTCACTATTGAACAGATTAGAGATATTATAGGTGGTTGGGACAACGAGGGTATTTTATACGGCTGGGAAAATGGCGAAGCTAGTGAAGTTCAGATATTATTAGACAAACACGGTTACAACACGGATAGTATTAAAGTAATGAGAAAAGCATTTGAAACACTAGACTTAATAGCATGGGAGGAACGAGCATATGAAGTATACTGAAAAAGACATTAAAGACGGTATGAAACTACGTTGCACCAAGGCAACACCTAAATGGTGGACTGTAGGAAAAATCTATGATGTTACATTAAATGATGATGGTATTTTACAAATTACAGACGATAACGGTCACGGCGCATATACTGATTACATGTTATACTGTTTAAACGGAAACCACAACCCAGTAGCATTTGAAATTGTAGAGGAGGAAAAAGAAATGACAAAATATGTAGAGGTAACAAAATTAATTGATTGGTCACGTGACCCAGAACTATTAGAAGTTGGTAAAGTGTACAAAGTAGACGTAGAGTATAAAGAATCATTATATATCAACGGTGTATCAATTTATGTTAATGAAAATGAACCATCATATTACTTACGTTCAGACCAATTCAAATATGTTGAACAAAACGAGGAGGAAAAAGAAGTGACAAAATATAAATATGCTAAAATTACAAAATACACTGGTTTCAATGGTATTGACAAACAAAATGGTTTAGAAATTGGTAAAACCTATAAAATTGTATCATATGACGATGTTTTCAGTGATGACTGCCGTATTTATTTGAACGAAGAACACCCAAGTTATTTCATTTCAGAAACACAATATGAATTAGTAGAAAAAGAAGAAGCGCCTACCTTGAAAGCAAATGTGACTGTAGATGTAAAAGAAGTTATCCAAGCTAAAGTTGATGAACTTAGAAATGAAGCAGAACACTTATTCAAAAAACGTGACCGTTTGGAGCAACACGGAATTAACTTAAACAAAAAGGCACAAAAACTTAAAGAAGTTATTGAAACTATCAAAGAATTTGAATAAAACACTTGACACCTACTATATCTGATGGTATAGTAGGTGTATAAGATAACTAAGGAGGAAAAGAACATGGCAGTATTTGGTTTAGTATTTGTAACAATTGGAATCTGGGGTACTTACAACATTATCAAGTATATTGAGGAGTAGGAGGAACAAGAATGCCAGTAAAAACAAACTACTATATTTGTCTAACAAATAATGAACTTTTCACATTATATACAGAAACACCAATTCTTGTAATGTATGAAAAAGCAGTTGAAAATGATGAAAAGTTATTGAAATTGGAAAAACCAGAAGTAATTGAAATTGATGGTGAAATGCAAGACACATTTATCACAATTCCACTTGATTCAATCTTATATGTATTGGAGGACGCTAAGTAATGAAGAAAGATGTAGGTACATTTTGGAAATTTGAAAATGATTCATGGTACTTTTTTATTATTGGTAGTTTTGAAGATGAAGTTAGTGTATGCGCAATTGACACTTCAAATAATCAAATTAGTTTTATGATGATGAAACACGAACAAACAGTATATTTTGTACCAAGTGATAATTTTGAAATGAATAACTATCTAATTGAGGTGATGGGAAAACATGAGTGATTCAGTGAAAGTGATTGGCTCAATTTGGGCTTCAACTGATGGTCTAAATATTTACAGAATTGACAAGATAGACACACGTGGTTATTTTATTACATTATTAGACAATGAAATACACATGGTTTCTAAAGCATGGATACACAAGCAAGCTACAATGTGTGACATGAAAGCAACTAAAGCACAAAAACAACAATTTGAGGAGGAAACAAAATGAGAGTTGACATGTACACAGAACGTCACTATGAATTTGAAGAGCCATACAATGGAGCTACAGTAACCATTACATTAAAGAATGGTGTGCCACAAATGTATGAATATGAATATAAAGATGTACACAACACTTTAGCATATAAATTCACTTGGCTATACAATGTCAAGTATATTGGAGATATTGTAAATGTATGGAATGAAAAACGATTATTGAAAAAATTAGATGAGGTGGAAAAATGAGTAAATATGAAGCATTTATGATGGCATGTATCACAGTAGCCATGTTAATAGTATCTGGTCTAATACTATTTTGTATCATAATGATTTTATCTTTTATGAAACCAATTGGTTGGATTGCACTAGGTATCGTTGCACTAGTAACATTAGTGTTATGGGCTGGTATATACCAATACGACAAACATTTTTAAAATTAAATATGCTATGATAAGGGAGAAAGTTAAATAAAACAGTTGACTTTCTCTTTTTTAGATGGTATATTAATGGCATAAGATATTTAGGAGGAATAACAATGGTAAATGAATTACAAAAAGTTGAATATGACCAACCAGTTGAATTAAGTTTTATCAGCACGCTTGAAAAGACTTTGACACCTAGCAAGCAATATATCAAAGCACTAAAGGAATATGAAAAGAATCACAAGGAGTGGGAAGTAGACTTCAAAAATGGAGATGTTGCTAAGAATGCAGAACCACAACGACCAGAACCAACCTATGATGGCTTAAACGCAGAAGCCTTAGCCGTTCACATGGCTAAGGTATTACCAGTACATGCCAGCTCTACAATTGGCTTACCAGTGGTTTATAATCATGACACAAAAATCTATGAGGTGTCAGAGGATAATTTAGAAGCTCGTTTATGGCAAAAGCTTTATAATGAGTTCATGATGGTATACACACCACATTATGCAGAAAATGCAAAGGTTGCTAACCAATTTAGAAATGCAGTTCAAAGAATGGCAAAAAATGCACTTGCTTCTGGTGCTAACTTGCCGTTTAATGACAAAATGGACCCAAACAAAATAGCTTTTAAAAATGGCACATATCGTTTTAAAGAGGACACATTAAAACCAACGGTAAAAGAGGACTACCAAACAACAAGAATTGAATATGATTATATTGAGAAACCTAAACACAATATCGTTGCTGAATGGATTGAGTATATTTTAGAAGAAGATGCAAAAACGCTATTTCAATTGATTGGACGTATTTTTTACCGCAACCAAGACCCGCAAGCAATGGTATTTGCAACTGGTGAAGGTAGTAACGGTAAATCTCACGTTATGGCGTTTATTGAGGACCTAGTAGGTAAATCAAACACAAGTCATGCGACACTAGCTAGCTTGTCAGGTAATAATGACAAATTCGCAAGCTCTCAATTATTTGGTAAAATGGTAAATATTGAAACGGACATGCCAGCGCAACACATTAAGCAAACAGGTACACTGAAAACTCTATCAGGTAATGATGTTATGAGTGCAGAGTATAAAGGTATTAACAAGTTTACATTTACGAACTACGCACTAATGATTTTCACAACTAATAACATGCCTACTTTTTCAGACACTTCACATGGTTTCTTGCGCCGTATTATCACATTGCCATTTAACAAGACTATGGGTAGAGATAACCCAACTGATTCAATGTGGTTAGAACGTTCAAAGAACTTCACATATGAAGAAAAATCAGAGTTTATCAGCTACTGTCTGCAACAATATAGAAATGTATTATTTGGGCTAAATGGAGAAACAAAAGGGCAGTTCTGGACCAGTGAGAATGCAAATAAATTACGTGACGCATTTATCCAAGGAAATGACACAATGGCTAACTTTATTGAATTGAACGAACTTGAATTTACAAACAATATTGATGATGTAATTCCAAATACAGAATTATTAGAAGCATATAACACTATGTTACGTGAAGAGAATCTAATGGAAGTATCAGCCAAGAAGTTCATTCCAGAATTGAAACGTAAAGCACAATCAGAAAACATTATTCTTAGTGTAATCACTAAGCGTGTTGATGGAAGAGTACAACGTTGTACAACTAACGTGAGATGGAAAACAAATACTTCTGAAACAGATAATATTTTTTAAAATAATTTTGAAGAAAGTTGACTAAAACAGTTGACTTTCTTTTTTTTCGCATGGTATACTTAATTCATAACTTAAGGGAGGAATTAAACAATGATAACTAAAGAAAATTACGAAAACGTATTACAAAAATTAAACGAAAGATTTGACAAATTAAAAGCTGAAATGATTGAAGCATACGA